TGTACTGCTGATATGAATCCATCAATGTATAGCTCCTCTTTCGAAGTTTCCAGTTAGTATTTGTTGCTTCATTACGTCAATTAAAAAGTTTACCTCAATCGCTGTCATGTCTGTTGCTATCTGAGCCATCCCGTCAGGTGTCTCTACAATCAGTATGAAATTACCTTTATCAGCTATGTCGTTGACAAGATCAGCAGAGACCATAGCAAGCTTCTCAATCAGTGGCATCTCTTCAGCACCTTTCTTGCCAAAGTCTCCGTTAATTACTTTCATATCCAAACTCCATTGATTATACCATAAGCTCCAACGATCACTAGCGTCAACGAGACAACAGAATACCACACTACTTTACGTCTCTTCATCATTCTCTCCCATATAATCCAACACCACTTTTAATGCTCTAACTAACTTCTTGTTGTACTTAACATCGTCTGGATGTATTAAGTCAAACTTTTCAATCATATCTAAAGTATCTTTTGTCCAAAGCGCTACAACTCTTTGTACCCACTCATCACTAATGTCAAGCTCAACTTTCATCACTCACATACCTCCGTATTAAATTAAATACTTCTTTTCGATCAGTAAATATAAAGTCTTGATTGTCTCGTATAGGATACCAGAATGCCGTGAAGCCGTGATTGCCCATGTAGTGTTCTGTTACTTTGACTCCATTGACTTTATGCAAGTATATCCACGGTGCGTTGCTGATTAATTCGACTGTGATACCAATGCTTTTTAATCTAGTAACAAAACGCTCAACTACGTTCATCACTCTAGCCCCAATTCTTGAGCTTGATCTGCTAGCTCTTGCAGTACGGCATCACGCTCCTGCTCTAGCTCTTCGATTCTATTACGTAACCTCAGTTCGAGCATCGAGACATCATTATAAAAATCTCTGGCAAGCAATTTAGCAAATCTCTGAATAGACTGTTTTGCATAATCATCAAGCTCGTTCCAACAGCCATCTGCAGTCAAACCAGATTCATATAGGCAGTGTTCAATTAGCCCGTCCATCACTCACTCTCCCGTTTATGAAAATCTCGGAATACAACCTATGAAATTTCGGAATGTAATTCCAGTTTTGCATGACTTTTTACTTCCAATTAGACAGATTGCTACACAGGTATACATCGTAAATGTAGCTTTTCTGCGTAAATATGTAGATATATCCATGCTTTTCTGCACAATGTATATATGAATGTATACTTTTCTGTGTAAATGTATACATATAGCTATAAATATATAACTTTGTATACTTTATCGGTCATTAGCGATCACCGCCACTACCTTGTATAACGCCACGCGCCATACGAGACTTCAGCTTCTCAATGTTAAAGATAGCAATATCCTCTAACTTGATGCCTTGATCAGCCGCCATGTTAGCTAAGTTCCAAAGCACATCGCCTAACTCTGACACCACCTTAGTACGGTCAATGTCTACAGCGTCACCCCGTAGGAGAGGCTTGACAAACAAGTCAGCTGCCTCAGCAGATTCAATCATCAGTGACGTTACAGGATACATGGGGTCTGTGTAGATTGCTGTCTCCTGTGCTAGCTTTTGATACTCATTAAATTCCATTTTCCACCTCATCAACTGCTTCAATCATTCTGTCTAGATACCACTTAGCCTTCTTCAGATCCTGAACTGGATGCTCCTTGTAGCGCCACCTGTGAAGATACTTCAGAGTGTTGCCTTCACAGTACTCAATAAACCCTTCACCTAACTGTTGCTTGATATAATCAATGGCTTCGATACCGCCTGTGTTGTAGTGCTTAGGTTTAGTTACTGCATCCCACTGCTCTGGTGTTGCATCATTCAATCTCGTCATCGTTGTATATATCCTCTACTTCTAATTCATCTTCAAGGTAGTCTCGCTTAGCTTCGATGAAGTCCTCAAAGCGATACACCAAATCTTCGGAGCTTATCTCCAGTACTTCTAGCAGATCTATCTCAGGTAACGTCTTGAGTTTATCACACAGATCCTTGAATGTCATGACACATCCTTACCATACTTTTTACGGAGATAATTAATCGAGACAGGAAGCTCATCGAAACTTCCATCCTCTACCTCATTCAACATCCAGATACCTGACCAACTACCATTGGTTTGTGGATTCAGGTACTCCTCGTCATGCTGATAGTAGATACCTGCAAACAATCCAGTAATGTTCTTACCATCAGCGCGTCTTGCATAAGCAATGTCACGGTCTTGCACATGGCCTTGCACACAGCTCATCATCTTCTTCTGCAAGAGTAGTCTTGCATTCGTTACAGGTCTACCCATTACACCTGAACAGAAGTAGTGACAGTACACGACACCATCAATCACCTTTGGCTGTAGGAATGGTACAACTGTCCAGCCCATCTCAGGCAGCATCAGATCATCGTAGCTCATCAGACCTTCTAGTTTAGAATCAGTCTCTACAGCTCTCTCAATGCGTTGCTCGTGGTTGCCCAACAAGAACACCATCTTAGGAGTCCATAGCTTCTTCTTGTTGATACGAAGGCGCTCACGCTCTGCTCTGATAGGCTCTAAGAATGCAAGCATAGCATCAATACCTGCCTCTACATCTTTGGTGTAGCGTCTACCTTCAAAGCTTTTCTTGCCTACATCGTAGCTTGACAGGCTAGGCATGTCCCAGTGATCGCCTAAGTGTACAATCACATCAGGCTTCTTCTGTGCAGCGTACTGTCCTGCCCACCGTAGGTGATCATAGTTACTATCAGGTTTAACCTGTGTGTCGGGTATAATTAGGTGCTTTGTCATTACTTGTGCCTCCACTTACTTGGTAAACTCTCTGGGGTGTAGTACGTGAAACCGTTTTTATCTGCCCATTCTGCCATCGTAAACTTAGTACCGTCTGCTCGTTTTCTTGCAAACGGCATTGCAGTTTTTGGATTCTGGAATACAAATACAAGTTCGTAAGCACACTCAAGATCAATAACACGCTTAAGAGAATCTCTAATGTCCACATACTTCTTAGCCTCATTCCTATCTCTGAACCTGCCTTTGACTTCGATGTAAGTTAAGATCTCCTCTTCCTCATCGTAGTATACAAAGTCAGGCTCATAAGTTCTGCGTTGTATGTACGGTATACGTTCTGTGTGATACTGACACTGCCGCAACTCTTTAGATAGATCAAACTCCAGCCAACTGTCAAACCCCTTCGGTATGTTCTTGCTCGTTCGCTTCTTCATTGACCTCTTCCTTGGTTGGTGGCGTCCAGATCTGACCCTCATACCGCCTGAGCCACAATAAGATACCGTTCTCTACAGCTCTCTCTTCACTACCCAGTTTCTCAACACAGACTTCAAACATCTCTCGCTCTGTCTTGTCTTCCAATAACTTCTTGGCTTTAACTGCTCCGATTCCCTTGACTCCAATGATGTTGTCAATGCGGTCACCAGTAAGAAACTGCATGTAGAAGTTGAGCATACCCTGCGTAGCACTGATGTAGTACTGTTGCTTCTTGACAAAGTTGTAGTGCCACCCTTCGACTTGATCAAAGTCTTTGTCAATACTGACAATGAAACACTTATCTTTACCAATCTCTGTCGCACGTATTGCAATAGCATCATCAGCTTCCTGACCCTCTACAAGTTTACCTCCAATCTCTAGCATGTACTCTCGCAGTTCATCATAGTGTACAGGGCGCTTGCCTGTTCTGTTTCCCTTGTAGGGTTCTGTGACTGCGTAGTCATTCCTAAAGTTGGTCTTACCTGTAATGAACAGCTCAAAGTCTTCGCTACCTAACTCTTCGCAGATGGTCTCGATGGTCTCGCCCAGCCTATGCCGAGCGAGTCCAAAGGGTTCATCATCGTAGGCGAACCCCACCCTATAGGTGAGGATGTCGCCATCAATCAGGAGTTTCACAAAGCTTCCTCTGTCATCGCTACAGACTGAGGAGAGTACTCGATCAAGTCAGTGATCTGAAGACCACCAATCTTAATCCCTACAGCCCAACCACTACGCTTAGTGGGTGCGTGTGTCCACTCATAAGCTTCTGCTTTGACATTAGCTTTTGATCCATTCGCTACCATACCTTCAAAGACACCACCGTCTTTAGTGTAGGCTGTGATTGGAAACTTAGCTGACTTAGCTGTGATGAAGTAGCCACGGTCATCACCTTTGGTGCGGACATTAACACCAATGTCTTCAAGCTTTGCTACTTGATCATCACTCAACTGACACAAGTCAACCTGATACTTGCCTGACATTGTGTTTGGCTCATTCAACGATGCCCAGTAAAGAGTAACGTTGTTTAAATCTACGGGTACTTTGTTCATAAGTATTCTCCACTTAGGTAAATCATGATTTACTTCAATATACGCTGTATATTATACAGGAATTTGAAGCATTTGTCAATGCGTATCATACCAACTATTACCAATTTTAGACTCAGCGTCTACGCGCACTCTGAATCCTAGAAGCTTCCCTGCTTCAGTGGCTGACTCTTCCATAATCTTTGCCACCTGTTCTGCTACATGTTCTTTTACCTCCATCTGTATCTCGTCATGTACAAACGCTACCTGCTTTACAAACCCCTGCAAGGCAGATCTGCGAATCTTCTGGTGCATAGTAACACACCACTGCTTAGCTATGATTGCTCCACAGCTTTGTAAGAGCGTGTTGAGTGCGGCTCTTTCTGATCTGATGTGCAATCTCCTGCCGTCAAGACCTTTGATTGTTCCTTCTGTTGCAAGCTGTCCCACCAACGTCTGGAGCTTTCTAAGCTTTGGCGTGTTCGCATAGAAGTTCTCAAGTATCTGTTCACCTTCTTCGTATCCTCCTCCAACAATTGATCCTATCTTTGCAGCCCCTGCGCCATAGAGTGTAGCGTAGATCATAGTCTTTGCCATGTTGCGCTCTGGTAACCCTGCGGCTAGTTGGTTCTTGGTGTGGATGTCTCCGTTTAATAACTCGTCTGTCCACTCATCGTCCTGCATGTAGTGTGCTAAACAGCGCAACTCAATACCACTCAAGTCACAACCAACAAGCTTGTAGCCTGACGGTACAGTCCACAGACTACGGCACTCCTTACCATACGGACTAGACACTGAAGGTATCTGCCCCATGTTAGGGCTGCTGTGTGTCATGCGACCAGTAACAGCACCATTGCTAATGACTCGACCATGTACTCTGTTGTCGTCACCTGCGGCATCAATCCAACTGCTGATCAAACCCACACGCTTCTGCAACATCAGGTACTCAGACACTAGCTGTGCCTCTGGCAGATCTATCTCAGCGAGTGTGCCTTCATCCACTACAGGTCTGCCTGTCTCTGTCACACGCTTCCACTTGACACCGAGACTCTCAAGGCGCTTCGCTACCTGCTGTCGAGAACCCACATTGAATACCTCGACATGATCCTTGAGTTGCTTGCCTGTCTTCTCAGACCAACGCTCAGTGATGATGGGTGGGAACTTCTCTTGCAGCTCGTGCTCGATGTCAGCCATGCGAGACTTGAGGTCAGCCAGTAGAGTAGTAGCCTCACGCACATCCAACAAGAATCCATTGCGCTCTTGCTTGCAAGTCTGGATTGCTGTGTCGTGCTCAAGCTTGATGCTCTCATCTGAGAAGTTCATAGCCTTCATCTCACGAGATAGATGATGATACAAATCCCAAGTAAGATCAACATCACGTTTACAATACTCGACCATCTCATCAGTCAAACCTCCATCGAAGTCAGTGAAGTCTATCTTGCCATCGTCACCACGCAAGCGTTGACCCCATGCCTTAAGTGAGTGTCCACCCTCAATGTCAGGGCGGTAGAGTCGAGACAAGACAAGAGTATCAATCACCTGCGAAGGGTAAAGAGTAATGTCCCACAGGTCACGCAGTACAGGAGCATCAAAGCCAATACCGTTGTGCATGATCACTGGAGCATTGGCATTGAGGTACTCTTGGAAATGGTCTCTCAAGAAGTCTAAGCCTCTTTCATACCAAACTTTGACCTCATTCTCTGTGCGAGTCACAGCACACCAGATGGTGTCATGCGCTCTGTTTGTCTCGATATCTAATACAATCACAAGCTATCCTCTAGTACATGTTCGGTCATTCTACCTGTACCCAAATCATAAAGCAAGTCACACGCCTTACCTGTGAGTCCACTGAAACGATTCTTCAGCACACGCACATGTGTGGTGTTTCGAACAGTTGGATCATCAGCTTGACCATTACGCTCAAGTCCTAAGACCATGTCGCTAAGCTGTGCAATCGAGCCACTGCCGCGCAACTGTGACAGGCTAGTAGCACTGCCTTCTTCATGGCCTTTGCCGTCAGGTCTCTTCAGGTGGCTCACTAGAATCAGCGAGATGCCTGTCTCCTGCACGAGCATACGTAGCCTCGTCATTATCTCATCAAGGGCTTTACGCTCGTCACCAGCGCCCTGTGCAGACACGACAATCGAGACGTGATCCAAGAAGACGTACGAACATCCAAGACCCTTTGAGAGATAACGCACACGATTAATAATATTATCGACACTTGTGCTACCAAAATGATCAAACAGGTAGAGACGGTTTGTTCCCAAAGTCTTTTGATATGCTTCAATCTTTTCCTCATCACTCGCTACGCAGTCAGGTAAGTGCAGTGGCTTGTTAGCGGCAAGAGACATGATGCTCAAACCAGTTCTTCTCGTACCCTCTTCAAGGAATAGCAGACCAATGTTGGCTTCAGTCTTTTGAAGTATGTGCCAGACCAACTCACGCACAAACTGTGACTTACCTAATCCACTTCCTGCTGTGATGGTAACTAGTTCACCCATGCGTATGCCGTAGGTCAGTTTGTTCAGACCATCATATGGATACATCACATCACTCGACTCGACAGGTTTCATGACAAGATCGAAGAGTGTGCTACCTTGAATGATGCCGTCTGGTACAAACTGGTCTGCACTCCACCACGCATCACTAAACTCTTTGCCTAAGTTATCGACAAGGTAGTCACACGCATCCTTGATTGGGATGTTGTTAATGCTCTGGCGGTGACG